AAGCGGTGGTGCGAGCAGATCGCGAAGTGTGCCGCATGACCATCGCCGAACGCGTGCGCGTCGTCTCCACGGGCGACGGGTGGCTAGTGCAAGCGGTGCTCGACCCGCAGGGCGAGCCGGTCTGCGGCGGCTTCCACCGTCACGAGTCGACCGCCGTCCTCGAAGCGCGGCGCGCTCGTCGGGCGCTGCGGCAGCCGCAGGCGCTGGCGCATCTGCGGCGGCTCGCCGGCTAACCAAGTTCGGCCGGCTTCGCGCCGGCCCTCAATCAACCCAACGACCGACCCACCAACCCAAGGACCGACCCCATGGCATTCGACCTCTCATCCATCTCTTCCACGAAACAGGGCAAGCCTCCGCGCGTGATCGTCTACGGCGAGCACGGGCTGGGTAAGACCACCTTCGCGGCCGGTGCCCCGGCGCCGATCTTCATCCCGACCGAGGACGGCCTGGACAGCATCGACGCCAAGGCGTTCCCGCTCTGCCAGTCCTACGAGGACATTCTCAGCGCGATCGGCACGCTCTACAACGAGCCGCACGACTTCCGCACGGCGGTCCTCGACTCCCTCGATTGGGCCGAGGCGCTCATCGCCAAGAAGGTCGAGGCCGAGTTCAGCGAAGCGGACCGCAGCTATGGCAAGGACCGCTCGCTCATCGCGAACTTCATGCGCGAGATGCTCGAGGGCCTGAACGCCCTTCGGCTCGACCGCGGCATGGCGATCGTCCTGACGGCGCACTGCGAGATCCGCAAGTTCGACGACCCCACCGGCGACTCCTACGACCGCTTCGAGCTCAAGCTCAGCAAGCACTGCAAGCCGCTCGTGCAGGAGTGGGCCGATGTCGTCGGCTTCACCCAGATCAAGGCCATCGTCCGCAAGGAGGACGCCGGCTTCAACAAGAAGCGCGGGCGCGCGATCGACCAGGGCGAGCGCGTGCTCCGCACCGAGCCGGCCGCCGCCTACGACGCGAAGAACCGTTACGGGCTTCCGCCCGAGCTGCCGCTGCTGTGGTCGGCGTTCGCCGATTCGTTGTCGGAGGCCGGGTAATGCCTACCGCCCTCGACCGCTTCATGGCGAAGGTCCAGCCCGAGCCGAACACCGGCTGTTGGCTGTGGGACGGCGCCCTGATGAACAGTGGCTATGGCGCGTTCCGCTTCCGTGGTGGCACTCATACGGCGCACCGGGTCAGCTGGACCCTCCATCGCGGCGAGATTCCCGAGGGCGACGGCTACCACGGCACATGCGTCCTGCATCGGTGCGACGTCCGATGCTGCGTCAACCCTGACCACCTCTTCCTCGGAACGAACGAGGACAACGTCCACGACATGTTTGCCAAGGGCAGGCAGTCGCGAGGCCACCACCCGCGTGGTGAGCGTCACAGCCAGTCTCGCCTGACGCGAGGCGAGGTTCTCCAGATCGTTCGCCGACGACGCGCCGGTGAGACCGGCGTGTCTGTGGCCAAAGACTTCGCGGTCACGCCCTCGGCGGTCGGCCGAATCATGACCGGCCGCGCATGGTCGCACGTGACCGGCATTCCGAAGCCATAGCCAACCCAACAACCAACCGACCAACCCACCAACCCAAGAAAGAAAAGACAATGAGACTAGACGGATTCAACGCAGAAGAGATCCAGCCCGACAGCTTCGATGCCCTCCCGGCCGGCTGGTACGAGGTGATGATCGTCGAGAGCGAGAACAAGGAGACGAAGGCCGGCACCGGCTCGTATCTCCAGCTCACCCTCGAGGTCGTCAGCGGGGAGCACAGGGGGCGCAAGCTCTGGGACCGGCTCAATCTCGACAACCCGAATAGCACCGCGGTCGAGATCGCCCAGAAGACGCTCAGCGCCATCTGTCGCGCGGTCGGCGTGCTGCGTCCCCAAGACTCGGCCGAGCTCCACGACAAGCTCATGCTCGCGAAGGTCATCTCCAAGAAGTACGAGGGCGAGGACCGGAACGAGATCAAGGGGTACAAGGAGGCCGGGGCCAAGGCGCCCGCCGCGAGCCGGGGTGCGTCGTCCGACGTGCCCGCCTGGAAGCGGGGCGCCTGATCGGTGGCTGCGCTCCCTCCCACCTCTAGCCCCACGGTCGACGCGATTTTCGCGGCGTACGTGGACCGCGAGCGCCAGGCGCCGCGCCGGGTTCATCTCGGCGCGAGTCGCATCGGGCACGAGTGCGGGCGAGCCCTCTGGTACGAGTACCGGTGGGCGCTGCGGCCGGAGTGGGAGGGGCGCATGCTGCGCCTCTTCGAGTCGGGGCACCGCGAAGAAGCGCGGGTGATCTCGAACCTTCGACGGATCGGCGTGACTGTCGACGAGAAGGACGCGACCGGTAAGCAATATCGGTTTGGCCTGTTCGGCGAGCACTTCGGCGGCTCAATGGATGGCGCCCTCCTCGGGCTGCTCGAGGCCCCGAAGACCTGGCACGTCTTCGAGGGCAAGACGATGAACACCAAGGCGTTCGAGAAGCTGCGCAAGTCGGCTGTCTTGAACCACTCCATGGTTGCCGAGTCCGGGGGCGTGCGCGAGGTGAAGCCTCAGCACTACGCCCAGATGCAGATCTACATGGGGCTGTCCGGCATGACGCGGGCGGCCTACTTCGCCGTCTGCAAGGAGACCGACGCGATCTACTATGAGCGCGTCCACTTCAAGCGCGCGGTCTTCGAGCGGCTGGTGGGTCGAGCCGAGCAGGTGCTCAAGGCAACCGAGCCGCTGACCCGGATCAGCAGCGACCCCATGCGCCCGCCGTGCGTGTGGTGCGACTTCCGCGAGCTCTGCCAGGTCTCAGACTTCGACGAGCCGCGGACCGCGGACGTGAGCTGCCGGACCTGCGTCCACGCGACGCCCATCCTCGAAGGCGAGGGCGCGCGGTGGCGGTGCGAGCACCACGACAAGCCGCTGACCCCGCAGGCCCAGGCGCGCGCCTGCGACGAGCACCTGTTCATTCCCGCGCTCGTGCCGGCCGGCGAGCCGGTGGACGCGGGGGACGGCTGGGTCGCCTACAAGAAGCGCGACGGGCGCGTCTTCCTGAACGTCGCGGCGTCCGGCTTCCCGGCCAAGGACGCGCCGCACTACGCGAGCGACGACCTGTCGAAGCTGCCGGCGTCCGCGCTCGGCGTGACCGATCTGGCCGAGGTCGCCGAGTGACCTACCAACTCCGCGACTACCAGCGCCAGGCCGTTGACGGGCTGTGGCGCTACTTCGAGACGAAGACCGGCAACCCGCTGGTCGTCCTACCGACGGGCTCGGGCAAGAGCCTGGTGCAGGCCGCGTTCATCCAAGAGGTGCGCGAGCGCTACCCGAGCGAGCGGATCCTGGTGCTCTCGCACGTCAAGGAGATCGTGCTGCAGAACGCGCGCAAGCTCGATGCGCTGCTCCCGCCCGGCACCGTGGGCGTCTACTCGGCGGGGCTCGGGAGTCGGGACCTCGGGTTCCCGGTGACGGTCGCCGGCATCCAGAGCGTGGCCCACCGCGCCGACGACCTCGGTCCCATCGACCTGGTGATCGTCGACGAGGCGCACTTGGTGCCGCCGAGCGGCGAGGGTCGCTACCGAACGCTGCTCGGCATCCTCACCGAGCGGAACCCGCACCTCAAGGTGATCGGCCTGAGCGCCACGCCCTACCGCCTCAAGAGCGGACTGCTCCACCGGGGCGAGGGGCGTTTGTTCACCGACATCGCGGTCGACGTCCCGGTCGGCGAGCTGATCGCCAAGGGCTACCTCAGCCCGCTGCGCAGTAAGGGCGGGCACGCGCGGGCGGACGTATCCGGCGTGAAGACGCGTGGCGGCGAGTTCGTCAAGGGCGAGCTCGAGCGGGCCGTGAACCATGGCGAGCTCATCGAGGCGGCGCTGGATGAGGTCGAGCGCTTCGCACACGACCGACGCTCGTGGATCGTCTTCTGCGCGGGCGTGGCCCACGCCAAGGCGGTCACCCTCTCGCTCCAGCGGCGGGGCATCTCGGCCGCGTGCGTGACCGGCAAGACCAAGCGACGCGAGCGGGACCTGGTCCTCGAGCGCTTCAAGGCGGGGCGCCTCCGCGCAGTCGTCAACGTGGATGTGCTGACGATCGGCTTCGATGCGCCGGGCGTCGACTGCGTGGTGATGCTGCGCCCGACGCAGAGCGCCGGCCTCTACGTCCAGATGCTCGGGCGCGGGATGCGGATCGCGCCGGGCAAGGCGGACTGCCTGGTCCTCGACTTCGCCGGCAACGTCGAGCGCCACGGGCCGGTCGATGACGTCCAGGTCACCGACGGTCCGAAGCGCAAGGGTGCCGGGACGGCGCCGGTCAAGCTCTGCCCCGAGTGCGATGAGTACGTGCGCGCCGCCGCTCGCGAGTGCGTCTGCGGCTACCTGTTCGCCGTCGACGCCAGGCCCCCGCACGAGAGCCAGGCGAGTCGCGCCGCGGTGCTCAAGGCGGACCGCAAGCCCGAAGAGGTGTTGGTGGACGGCGTTCGATTCAAGGTCCACCGCAAGCCCGGCAAGCCGCCGAGCCTGCGGGTCGAGTACCAGTGCGGGCTCGCGGTCTATCGCGAGTGGATCTGCCTCGAACACCAGGGCTTCGCGAAGCGCAAGGCGCACGCCTGGTGGAAGCGAATGGCCAAGAGCGACCCCCCGGCGAGCGTGGACGAAGCCATCGCGCGATCGGGTGAGGTCGCGAAACCGAGCGCCATCCTCGTGGCGAAGGATGGGAAATACATGCGGGTCAGCGGGTACCAGTTCGCTCCTGTCGCGGAGGCTGCGGAATGAATCCCTGTCTCGAACGAGCGCTCGAAGCCCTCGAGGCCGGCATCAGCGTGATCCCGGTCAAGCCGGGCGGCAGCAAGGCGCCGGCCATTCCGAACCTTTCGACCTACTTCAAGCGCCACGCGACGCTCGATGAGATCGAAGGCTGGTGGCGCGACCCTCGACGCGGCATCGGGTTCGTGGGCGGGGCCATCTCGGGGCAACTCGAGATCCTCGACTTCGACTCCGAGCAGGTCTTCGCCGACTGGCTCAGCGCGGTCGATGAGTCGGGCCTGGACTCGCTCTATCGGAAGATCGCGGCCGGATACGAGGAACGTACGCCCCGCGGTCGCCACCTGCTCTACTACTGCCCCGAGGCGAAGGCGACCGCGCTCGCCCGTCGGCGGGTCGGCGACGGCTGGAAGGGCTTCATCGAGACCAAGGGCTACGGCGGCTACGGCATCGCCGCTCCTAGCCCCGCGGACGTTCACGAGCTGCGCAAGCCGTACGAGCTCGTCTGCGGCGGCGTGCGCTCGATCGTCACCATCGACGAGGCTGAGCGCCAGGAGCTGTTCCGGGTCGCGCGCATCTTCGACCAGCACCCGCAGGAGGAGGCGGCGCCCCAGGTGTCGGTGCCGGTCGACCTGGACGGCGACCGCCCCGGCGACGACTACAACCGCAAGGTCGGCGTCGATCCGCGGATCCTCAAGTCGAACGGCTGGACCCCGGTCTACCGCAAGGGCGAGATGACGGCGTGGCGCCGGCCCGGCAAGAAGGACCGCGGGATCTCGGCGACCCTGAACTATGACGGCCGCGGCTTCTTCCACGTCTTCACCTCGTCGACCGAGTTCGAGCAGAACAAGAGCCACACCGGCTACCAGGTCTACGCCATCCTTGAGCACGGCGGCGACTGGTCGGCCGCGGCTCGCGCGCTCAAGGCGGACGGCTTCGGCGGGCCCGATCTGCCGACCGTGGACCTGTCGCAGTTCCGCGTGCGCCAGGAAGAGGCGCGCAACGTAGCGCCCGAGCCGACGGCTAAGGGCCGGTTCCCGACGCACCTGCTCGACGTGCCCGGCATGGTCGGCGGGTTCCACAAGTACCTGACTGAGTGCGCTCATCACCCACAGCCGATCCTCGCGCTCGGCGCCGCCATCGCGGCCACCGGGGCGGCGCTGGGGCGCCACGTTCGCAGCGAGACCGACCTGCGCACCAACTTCTACATCGCCGCCCTGGCGGAATCCGGGGGCGGCAAGGAGTGGTTGCGCAAGGGCATCCGCCGCGTGTTCGACGAGGCCGGCCATGGCCGCATGACGGCGGTCGACGGCGTGACCAGCGGGGCGGCCATCAACGGTGTGCTCGAGGAGACCCCGGCATGCCTGCTGATGTTCGACGAGATGGGCCACCTGATCGCCGGACTCAAGCAGGGGAACGAGACCGGGGTGCTCCCGACGCTGATGAAGCTGCACGGCCTCGCCGACGGCATCTACTACGGGCTGACCTACGCCAAGGACCGGCGCACCGGACGCCAGGGCACCGACTACAAGGTCGTCGAGCCCTGCGTCTCGGTCCTCGGGACGAGCGTGCCGCGGAAGTTCTGGGGCGCGTTCACTGGCGACGAGGTCGAGGACGGCTTTCTCAACCGGTTCCTACTGTTCCGGTCCGAGACCCCGCGCCCCGACTACCGGAAGATCAGCGCGAGTGAGAAGGCGGCGCCCGTCGTCCTCGTCGACGCGGTCAAGGCGTGGCGTCAGTGGGGCGCGCCGGGGATCGGCGAGCACGCGGAGGCTGGGGGCGGCGGACCGGGGGCCACGCGGCCCGGCCAGATCGCGGACGTCATGATGACGGGCGAGGCGGCGAACTTGCTCAGCGAGCTCGGCGAGCTGCGGGCTCAGGTCCGGGACCGGATCGAGCTGCTCGAGTCGCGGAACGAGGCGGCCATCGCGACGCTCTACAACCGCGTCCCGGCCCACGCGATCCAACTCGCTCTCGTTCGCGCCGCTGGTCAGGCCGAACCGTGGGAGGGCGAGCTGCCCGAGATCGGCCGGGACGATGCCGAGTGGGGCGCCGAGCTCGCGCTCTACCTGGTCGAGTCGATGGCTGAGGAAGTGGGGGACCACGTGGGTGACAGCGAGCACGAGACGCGGGTGCGCAAGGCGCGCGCCTGGCTTCGGAAGAAGGGCGGGGCGACCAAGTCGGCGTTCACCAGGGCGCACCAGTCATGGAGCCCTCGGGAACGGGACGACGTCCTCAAGAGCCTCGAGGACGGGGGCGAAGTCGAGCGAGCCAAGGTGGCGACCAAGGGTCGGCCGCGGGAGGTCATCCAGTGGAAAGGGTAACGTCACCGCCGAAAACGGCCGAATCCCTCAATGATTTCGGCTTTCTTCATTTCTTCAGTTATTTCTTTCTACCCTATGACGGAGTCGGGGGGTGGGGGTGGCTCGCGTGCGCGAAGAGAGAAAGAAGAGAGGGGAGTAGTATTAATGAAAGAAGGAATACTCTCTCTATTATATATAGTCTTCTCGGGCACTTGCGCCCCGACTTCTTTCCTCACGCCCTTGTTCCGGTAAGCGGAAAGCTGCTGGCGCAGCCCAGTGCGGAGGTCATCCGATGACGCTCCACGCGCACTGCGATTGCTGCCCCAAAACGGCCCCTCTCGCGCCCGGCGACAAGCGGCCCGGGGGATGGGTCATGTGGACCGAGCGGACGGGCTCTGAGGTGCTCTCACGGCATCGCTGCCCCGAGTGCGCCGGAGCCGTCGTCACGTCCCGCGCGCGTCAGACGGTGCGGCGTGGGGACAGGGTGGCACCGGGTGCCAGAACGGAACAGGAGGGGTTGCGATGGTGACGAAGGCAGA